GGGAATGTATACCCCTCCACCCTAGTCTCGGCGAGAAAACCCGCCTTGATTCAGGAAAAGGCCTTAATTAAATCCAAGGCCCGAGATCGTACCACTGCTGAACCAGGCTATTCGCCACCTTGAACTTCGTCCGACCATTGAGAGGAACAGAGTTATATCCCTCAAAATCGTCGGTGCGAAGAAAAGTGGCTATCGCTTGGAACCTGGCACGGCGTTCTTCGAAATCCCTATTGGGAGATCGAAGCACGACGTCAGCTACGTGTTCGCGGAAACCGAAATCTAGGTCTCTGCTATCACGTAACCGCCAAAGTGCGGCTAGTAAATAGCCGACGGTCTCGTCGTAGTAAGTCTTGCTTACCTCCACCACGTTAGGAACGATAAAAGGAGCAGGTTGATACCCTGCCCCAATACCGTTCTTCGCGCGGCTGGGAGTGGCTTCATCGAAGTTCGCAATGAAACCACCGTCACCGAGAGTCTCAGGTATCCGAAAGCGTAAAGCTCTAGGAATCGAAGACACTAGATGATCAAATACTGGCCGAAACTTTGCATCACAACCATAACGAAAGTTATGGCGATGAGCGAGGCGTCGGATAGCATTTGCCAGGCGATAAACCGCTGGAACCGAGTCGACTCTATCTTTAAGATAGATTGGCTTGACGTCAATGCCCGAGAAAAAGTGAGCACCACAGCTTTCACGGAATGCTGAGTCGTAATGACTCTTTTTAGCATTTACGCGGAAGCCGTAGAAACTCATCATCTCGGAGAACAACTCGTAGCATGCGCATGGTAATATGACATCATCGCCATACGCGCTCACTTGAGAAGAACTCAGTGAGAGATAATCTGCGCAGCAAGAAGCAACTGCGTAGAAAATCAAAGACTCTAGCTGAAATGTGAAGCCGTTCCCCATACTGGAGAACTTCTCCCATTTAACCGGAGTCTCGCCACGAGAGCCGTAATGAGATCGGCTTGCATCCAATAACCTAAACCACCGCGGAGGTAAAAGCTCCTCAACGACAGCAGAAGCTATCGAATCGCTAGCAGATGACAAGTCAATAGTTGCCAAGGATTGGAACTTACTCCCAATCCGAGCCAACTCCTGATTGCGACTCTGCCAGCGTAAGTCGACCCCATACCGTCGGAGGCGAAGACCAATCATGTCGCCAATAGCTTTCTGGAACCAAAGATTGATTCCAGGTTCTACGGCGATAACTCGATTAGTCGACGCATCCTTGGGTACAGTGATCACCTTATTCCCAACTTGAAAATTCGGAAATCCCGAATCAACAAGCTGGTTGGCCCAAAGAGGATAAGCAACCTCAAGGACCTCCCAAGGGATAAGGTTGTACAGATCACGCGTTATTCCGGTTTCACACCGGAACTTCTTAGCTGGACTGGCTTCTCTACGTTTAATCAACGTAGAGGCACCAGGACCCCAGTTAGGCATAGCGAAGAGCTCATCGGCCGAAAAGTCGCCGAGCAATTTCTCAATTTTACGAATGACTGCGTTATGCAGCCAAACGGCGCGACCCTTGAATAAGGGGTCGCGAGAGAGATTGCGGAATCGACGATTCGTCTGTTTACAAAGAAGTTCAAATTCATCGAACTTCTTCAAAGCAACGTCGTCCAAATCGTAACCCAAGGTTAAACCCTTGAATTTCGATAGGAACTTCGTTGCGGCGTAAGCAGACCGAAGCGCTACGAGATTATCGTAGTGCTTGGGATCGAACTCGAGTTTAGCCAGCTGCTCATGCTCCATATTTCTATAGAGAATGAGTACAGTTAGGCTTCGAGGACAATCCAATGCCGTTAAGTACTCCGCTATTGCCGAGGATTCTACACCCTCGGGAACGCGTAAGCTCGAGATTCCTTTATGGAATCTACCACCGTGCTTCTTAGAAGACATGGTACCTCCAGGAGTCTACCTACAGCGTGTACGAAGTTAGTACACGTTCTCGAACGTCGTGACTGCGTTTTCGACGGGAGTCCCCGTTGCATCTGTCGGGGCACCGTCGCTCGCGTTCACCGTTCGAGCAAAGAGCGAAGCCACCCGGCTGAAGAGCGTTTGACGCTCCAGCAAGGTACTACGCTCCGGCAGGAAAAACTCCATGATGCACGCGCAGTCATACGCTTTCGTCGGCGCCGGCTGAATACCGGTCATCGTCGAAGCGCTGGTCTGCTCGAGCGTCGGGAGGACGAGCTTCACTGTTACCTTGTACACCCGGCTCGCCTTGGTAGGCGGACGGACGGACATGGTCAGTCTGGGATAACCGATGGCGATTCCGCCACTCCGGTCAACCCAGGACGCGATCCCTTGAGGGGAAATCCCTTCGGGGTTCATCGTCGAGTCGACACCCACGGTCGCACTGGTCGTTAAACGAGCCAGAGCATGATCGAGGATACCGCTGAGCTTCACTGCCGCAAGAGCGGACATGTGAGTACTTCCTTTCTAAAGATTGGAAACCATTGTCCTCACCTAAAGCTTTTGAAGGCTCCAGTTAACAGAGCAATAGCGTTTTGCGCACGAACGCCGCCACTTAACCCGCGTAAATTAAGAACAGGCGCGACTTGACTGGGAAAGTCAGTAAGACCAACCCGGTTAAGCCATACCTGCTCTTCGCGGTAAGAGGCGTGTTTCAGCACATTTACGCTCGGCTCTATAGCTGATGGCCCGCTATAGGCAATGGTGGAAGCCATCCAGACTCTTGTAAAGTTCGTCCGGCTCCCGCCGATGAAGGTCAAACCATGCCACGCTGAAAGCGTTTCAAGGTAAGGCCCAATCGGAAGGAACCAGTCGGCTACAAAGCTGAATGGCAGGATCTCCCAAGCGAGGTTCAAGGGATTGGTAAAGCCGGTTTGCGCCACGAAGGCAAGAGTGGGATCACTCATCCTAAACCTGATTTTGAACTTGGTTCGGGTCTTATTGATAAAGGTGGTTTTGCCACCATTACCAAACCCGATCACGCCATCACCAGGAGGATAAGCGACAACACTCTCTTTCGCAGC